GAACTATAGCTCTATTCATTCTAATATAAGTATTAACGGTAGTAACTGCTGTTTGACCATTTAAAATTATAGTTTCACTAGCTTCATTATAACTTGCATCTAATCCAGAAATTAAAACAGTTCTTGCGCCTGTTCCAGCAGAAGTATCATTTACATCAGAACTAGACACAGTCATAGTAGATGCACTTGGTGGGTAAGAATAAATTCCTCCTTGTTGCCAAATAGTTTCCATACTATTTCCAACAACTGCATTTTGTCCGAATTTATAGACTTGTTTGTAGCTAGGAGATAAAGCTTCACTAGAAACATTAAGATCAAAAGGGTTTTCAAAGTTTACATTATTACAGGACATGTTAGCAACCAAACCTTGAATTAAACCAAGTAAATCTTTCTAATTCTTTTCTTAAATCATCTTGAAATGAAAAATTAAGTTGGTCTTTTAAAGTAGACAAAGATTCTAAAATTTGTCTTTGATTCTCTACATCATATTCTTGTTTTGGTTCTGGTATGTATGAAGTTATTTTAGCCATTATCTTCTTCCATCTGGTTTTATATCTACTCTTAATGTTCCATAACGCCAAGTCTCACCTATAGCATCATTTTCTATTTTAATTGCAAGTAGTCTTCCTCTAGCTCTAGTGTCTACTTTATCAGTGGATGATGTTATTGTAAAGGGTCCAAGTGGTGAGCTTGATGCTGTATCACTTGGATAGTTGTTTAATAATAGTGTTACTTTTGAATTACCAGTTAATACTTTAAAGTCTGGTATAAATCGTTTCATAGACATAATAAATTCGCCATCACCTTGTAAATTAGCCATATTATTAGAGTTAGTAATATCAAAGTCACCTGATTGAATATAGGCATCAATTGATGTTGTACCCGAGCTATTGATTTGATCGGTTCCGGTTTCATGAGCATAGTAAGTTGATGCACCATAAGTTGCGGTTATACCTTGTATCGGAAAATTAGGTAAAGCTGTTTTATTATACTCAGTTGCATATGGTAAATCATACACTCCTGTGTCAATATAAGAAGTTCTTGCTAAAGAAGAAGTTGTCCATAAATTTTCTGCATAATTATATACTACACATCTATTAAGTTGTTCTGAACCTGAAGCCGCATAAAACCAACTAATCTCATTATATAGTGTATTGTGTTCACAATATATTAATTGAGCAGCATTATAATTTAAGCCTAAATTATCTCCAGTTGTTGTAAACACAAAGTCTTCAACTAAACAAGGTATAGCTTTAACTGTACCATCGTACATAAAGAATCCACCTTCACCCGACATCCAAAACACAACACCGTTAGAATAACTAAGTGCATTTTGTCCAATCAATCCACAGTTAGTACCTACTTGTCTAATACTAAATGTAAATGGTGGACCAACATATTGAATTACATATGCTGAACTATCCGTTAAAACTAGTGTATAGTCTTTACCAGATACTGCTCCAACAATTTCATTTCCTTTATCTAATCTAAAAGTTCCTGCTGTATTAATTGCAGTTGGTTGGTATTGATTAAAGTTTTCCTGATCACTAAATCTAATAAACATTGGATCTTGAGTCGTTGAATCACCAATCGTTGTTTCTGTACCAAAATGAAATACATGTCTATCTCTATCTGATACTTGTGTTAGTCTTGTTTTAGTAGGAGCGTTTGCCATAATAGTCGCTCTAACGTTTCTAGCTGACGCAGTTCCAGCATTCCATGTAAATGTTTCTCCATTGTGAATAGTTGCAATAAGTATTTGACCAAAGTTATCTAAAGACCATAAACCTGGATCAAGTGTTACGGTAGATGTTAAAGATTCTTCTCCCCATGCAATATAAAATTCAACGACAGCACCACTAGAGTGAGCGGATCTAGTACCGGCAACTGCTCTTGTAATACCAGTTAAATCATTTCCTGATATTCCAGTGTATGAAATATATTCAGCGCCAACTTTAATAGTTCCTCCTGTGTTTGGAAAATTTGTAGTAGAAGTTAAAGTAATACTTGTACCTGTTCCTCCTGTACCTGCAGTGTCGTCTAATAAAGCGCCGTTTAATGAAGATGTAACACCAGAAGCACCTCCCCAAGAAGCTGTACCCCAACCGAAACCTGCAGTTTGAAATGTTGGACCTACGACTACGTATGGATCGATTTGTGCAGAACCTGTTCCCGATGTAGTGCCAGCAGAATTGGTCGGCATAGTAATTTCAAAACTATTGGTAGTTACATTTTTTATTTCAAAAGTATTTTTTGTAAAATCAGATATTGCATAACCAGAACCTGTGGGAACCGTAACAGATGAAAATGTTACATATCTTCCATTTAACAAACCATGTGATAATTTGTTAACAGTTACTGTTGGAGACCCAGAAGTTGCATTAAAATCAGCTCCAGTTATAACATTATTATCAATAGGGGTTATGTCAAAAAAATTACCTTCATAATATAAAAATAAACCTTGTGAGGTTCCTATTGCTACGTATTTTTCACCAGCAATAGATGTAAAAGCATGTTGAGCACGTGCTGCTCCAGGTAAAGTATTATTTGAATTAGTAAGTTGAGACCATCCCCCTATTTTTTCAGGTAAACCATATCTAAATCTAACAAAGTCACCATCTACCCATTGAGATTCACCCCCTGAGTCTGTGACCATTTTGTTAAAACCAGGTTTAAAATTAAGTTTTTGTAGCATTTAAACAGTCTATTATATTTTTATAAAAATATAAACAATAAAACCTCCATGTTTAAATACAAAGGTTTATCAAGCTTTAATTACTTTTTAGAAGATTTTTCTTCTTTTTCTTCTTTAGGTAATTCAGCTTTTAATAACTCAACATATTTTTCTTTTAATATATTATTGTCTTCAAACTGAGAATTTAATATCTGCTGATCATTATTTATTTTTTGTAATTTACCAAGATAAAATTTACCTTTATCCGACATCTTATCGATATCATATTCTTTATTATCTAATTTAAATTTCATTGTATTTTTCCTTAGTTAGCTGTGTATGCTTTACCAGCAGTAATTGCTGAATTTATTGATGTCATGTCTTGATTAGTCCAGTATTCTTTGGAAAGCATAAATTCTAAATGGTCAACATTTCTTTTTACAGTATCTTGTTTATCTTCAGTAGTTTTATCTGCCATTTTAGAACCATCAATGATACCATTAATTAAATCTACAGAATGACCCATAGCTTTATAATCTTGTGCTATTTCTTCTGCTGTTCTTACTTCGTCTGACATATTTGTCTCCTATTCTGTTGCGCAAGCAATTGCTTTAGTTATATCAAGTTTTTTAAATTCATCAATAACTAATTTAGGTTCAACCATGTTGTTTCTAGGGTCGCTATCAATGAATTTTTCTTCAATCCACTTATCTTTCATGTGAAATTGTAAGTTTTTATTGTGAGAATATCCAAATTGGGTCCATCTAGTTGATCCCCAAATGACTACTCCATGTTTTTCTGTCGATGCTGAGAAGTGATTTAAGCAACTATCTATACTTACAAATCCCATAGCATCTTTCATTAGTTCATGTACTTCTGACCAATGCAAATCACATTTAATTGTATTCATGTAACTTGGTTCATTTGGTAAAGTACAATCAATTATTGTTGCATCTTTGTATTCTTCTTTTAACATATTAATAACTTGCTGTGCTAAGAATGGTTGATAGTTTCTGTTTGGATTAATGTTATTGTATTGACCATTATAAGTTAATGGAGATTGTCCACCACTAAACTGAACTAAAATATATTTTTCTATATTATGTTTGTCTAGCCACTTCTTCACATTTTCTTGTAGATGACCTGTGTACAGTTTAGGTTTCATATTTACATCAAATTCTACTCCATGATGTTCACAATAACTTTCTATAATGTGTTGCTTACCAAACTGAAAATTAGATTTGTAAGGTTCACAATAATAAATATTATCAGATGCCATAATTCTTGGATCTTGTATTGGTAAAGTTTGTTCAAGAACTAATTTTACATCCGGGTTATTTGCAAAACATTGAATATAAGGTGTATATATTTGTATTTTAGATTTTTGTTTTAATTTTGGAATTAAAGAGGTAAAAGCTGTGCATTTTCCAATGCCACCCTCTACTACATAGGTGTTCATTATTTATTTTTTAATTCTTCTATTTCTTTTTTTAATTCTTTTATTGCGTTAACTAACACAGGAACTAAATGTTCCCCTTTGTATTTTAAATTTTCAAGATTAGTATTATCAATAATAACATTATTATCTCCTTCAAGTTTAAGTATATCTTGAGCTTTAAAACCATATCTAACTTGACCCTCTGGTGTATCATCTTCTCTTGATTTTTTAAATTGAAATGAAACAGGTTCTAATTTACTAACAAAATCTAAACCATGTGGAACTGTGCTAAAGTTTGTTTTATCCCTAGCGTCTGAAGTTACCGTAAATGCAACTTTAATTAAAGCATCGGTGATTGAATTATTTCCTATGACAACATTGTTTGAACCAGTCGTTATATCACATACAGCGTCTGTTCCTGCTTGATATCCAAGAACTACATTATTAACCCCTGTTGTAATATTGCATAAAGAAGCAACTCCAATTGCCGTATTTTGACACCCTATTGTATTAGTGCACATTGTTTCAGTTCCCATAGCAACGTTAGCAGCCCCTGTTGTAGTATTTACTAATGCAAAATGACCAATTCCAATATTATTTTCTGATGTCGTGTGACTGCATAAAGCTCTTTGACCAATCGCCACATTTTGACAACCAATCGTGTTGCAGATTAATGCTGCACTTCCTATAGCGACGTTATTGGAGCCAGTAGTGGTAGCTAGTAAAGCTTCCGATCCAATCGCTGTGTTTTCTGTAGCGGTTGTACCATTAAATAATGCATTAAAACCAACAGCTGTATTTTTATTAGCAGTAGTGTTACTAAGTAAAGCAGATCTTCCTACTGCAGTGTTAGACTGACCTGTTGAATTTGTAAATAATGCTAAATTACCAACTGCCGTATTATTACAAGCTGTTGTATTATTAAGTAAAGAAGCTCTACCAACTCCCGTATTATTATTACCAGATATATTACAAAATAACGTTTGCTGTCCCACAGCGACATTATCATTTCCTGTAGTGTTCTCTCTAAGAGAAGAAGATCCTAAAGATATATTTTGACAACCTGTCGTATTAGCACAAAGTGATTGATAACCTACTGCTGTGTTATTTACTCCTGTAGTGTTTGCACATAAAGAAGAAGAACCAACAGCTATATTATTTACTCCTGTAGTGTTTGCAGCCAAAGAAAGATTACCAATTGCAACGTTATTTGTACCTATTGTATTTGCACATAAAGAAGAAGAACCAACAGCTATATTATTTACTCCTGTAGTGTTTGCAGCCAAAGAAAGATTACCGATCGCTGCATTTTCATCGCCCGTAGTATTACTACACAAAGCTGAATTTCCAATAGCAGTGTTTTTACAACCAGTAGTATTAGATAATAAAGCACCACATCCAACACCTGTATTTGATGCACCTGATGTGTTAGCAGATAAAACGCTTGCACCAATAGCTGTATTATTATTTCCTGATAAAGAACTATCATCTAATGCAGTATCTCCCAATGCAACATTAGCTGTACCTGTTGGGTAATTACCATCTAGTTTTATTGTGCCACCATCTACATCTAGGTTTCCCGAAACTTCTAAATTACCTGTCGAACTAATTCCTTCTACAAGATTTGTTCCATCAGTATATACAATTTTCTTTCCTTTGTCTGTAGCACTCCAAGTTACCCCTGTCCCTGATTGTGTTTTCAGTGTGACCGTAAACGCACCTGTTGTAGCGTTTTCAACAATATAAGTTTTTTGAGGAGGATCACCAGCGTCATTATTTGGAATAACAACATCAACATTTCCTATTATGGTTCCTGTTAATTTTAAAACTTTATTTTTACCGTTTGATTCAACACCATCTGAAAAAACTAGAGTTGCACCGGTTGTTTCATTTAAAGCAACTGCAGCATAACCGCCGATGGCTTGTTCTAGAATAAGTAAATTAGTATTAGTAATCTGTCCCCAAGTTCCAGCGTTTTCTCCTGTTGCTTGAACCGTTAGTTTTAAATTTGCTGATGTTGAATTTGCCATATTTTATATTGTATTTTATATTGTACTATAAATCAAGCTACTTCTTTCCATATTGTTGATGATCCTTGATTTATTTCTGTCCAAGTTCCAGAACTTCCTGTGTTTACAACGTTATATGTAGTTCCTGATCCAGTGTCTACTGGAGTCCAAACTACAGCACTTAAAATTCCCTCTTCTATTGTAAGATCAATACCTGTTAAATTAACTGTAGCGTTTCCTGTAATCTCAACATCATTTTCTTGAATAGTTAATTCTTGTCCTGTTACATCTACGAGTGTAACTGTTTTTACTGTAACATTTCCCTCTGTAGTAGTTAGTGCTTGACCCGTTATATTAACGTTTGCATCTCCAGTTATACTTGGAGTATTTTCTTGAACAGTTAGATCTTGACCGGTTACGTTTACATCAGCATTTGCATTTACTGTAACACTATTTAAATTAGCAGATAATAATTCACCTGTTATATTAACATTAGCAGTTCCAGTAGCTGTTAAATTTCCTTCTGTAGCAGTTAATGCTTGTCCTGTTGCATTTACATCAGCGTTTGCATTTATTGTAACATCACCTTCAGTAATACTTAATAACTCACCTGTTACATTAACATTTGCATCTGCAGTTATAGTAGGTGTATTTTCTTGAACAGTTAAATCTTGACCGGTTACGTTTACATCAGCGTTTGCATTTATTGTAACATTACCTTCTGTAGCAGTTAACTGTTGACCAGTTACAACAACTAATACACGTTCTATTGTATCTCCTGAAATAGCAATTTCAGAAAAAGATGTTGCTCCGAAATTCATTAACTATTCTCCTTAAAAATTTTTAGTTTTAAATATTTTTTTTGTAGGATTTTTTTTAAATTCTATTTGTTTTAATAAATTAGATTGCAATTCTTCTAAAGTTGTTTCATGATCATGAAGTACGGAATTAATACAATCTTCTTTTGTTATTGTATCAAGGTTTACTTCTATAGAAGAACCACAACTATTATACATTTCTGCATAAAATTTTCCATCAACTGCTTTATATCTCCAAAAAATAACTTTTACTTTATTATTTTCATCAGTTTCAAATTTATCAAAAAACCAT